CAAAGACGCAAAAAGTTGTCAGCAGTACAAGGTTATACAACAAGAGGTGGTAAGTTGGTTCGTATGTCACCTGTTGAACGTAGAAACCGTAAAATGGCATCAAGAAGGTCTAAGTTTAAAAGACGAGCCAAATTAAGGCAGTCGTTAAGAAAAAGAAAAATATCTTTAAGACGCAGAAGTGCAATGGGACTATAAATGAAACTCATAAAAGAAATTACAGAAACAGTCAGTTATCTGGTAGAAGAAGCCGATGGCAAAAAATCTTTGCATATCGAGGGTCCTTTTTTAGTTGCGGAAAAGAAAAACCGCAATGGTCGTTTGTATGAATACAACACCATGAAAAAAGAGGTTGCTCGATATACAGAAGAATACATCAATAAACATCGTGCATTTGGTGAGCTGGGTCATCCTGAATCACCAAGTATCAATCTAGACCGTGTATCACACATGATTACATCATTAAGAGAAGATGGTAATACATGGATTGGTAGAGCAAAAATTTTAGATACTCCTATGGGTAATATCGCCAGAAGTCTTATTGAAGGTGGCGCTCAATTAGGTGTATCTTCAAGAGGTATGGGTTCGTTAAAGAACGTTAATGGAGTTAATGTCGTTCAACCCGATTTCTATCTAGCCACAGCGGCAGATATTGTAGCAGATCCTTCTGCGCCTGGTGCGTTTGTACAAGGTATCATGGAAGGTAAAGAATGGATGTTAGTCAATGGTGTATGGACAGAACAAGATCATTCTCAGTCGATTCAACAGATTCGTCAGGCTTCACGCCATGAGATTGAAGAAGTAAGTCTGCACATTTTTGAAAACTTCATGAAAAAACTTTAAATATAAATATACATATAAATCAAGGAGATTTTTAAAATGGCAAAATTTAATCTGTCCGAAGCCGCTAAGCAAATTCTAGTTGGTGAAGGCGCCAAAGAAACGTTTGATTCAAACATTTCTTCCAAATCAAGTGGTCAAGACAAGCCACAAAAACTAAACACAGCTGTTGCTTACGGCACAAAAGATGTTGGTGACATCGGAACTAAAGTTACCAAAACTTCTGATGCTGCTCCACAACCAACAAAAGGTACGCCTACAGCAACTCCTCCAGGCGCAACACCTCCTGTGGGTTCCGAACCAATGAAGAAACTCAAAGGTCAACCTGCTGAAGATAGAGCTGCTGAAGAATCTGATGTTCAAGGTGGTGAAGATTCTTACGAAACAATTCGTGACCGTAAACCCGGTATGAAACCAAAACAAACAATGCAAGCCAATCCCGGTGCCACATTCCAATCTTATGGTGAAGAAACTGAATCTGACGAAGAAGTTATCGCTGAAGCAGAACACGAAGATGAGAAGGAAGATAAAGCTCTTATCAAAAAAATGATGAAAAAGGAAAAAATGAAAGAAGATTTAGACGCTCTTTTATCCGGTGAAAACCTTTCTGAAGAATTCGTTCAAAAAGCTTCCACAATTTTTGAAGCTGCCGTTATTGCTCGTGCTGAAGAAGTTATTGCTGAAGCTGAAGTTGCTTTGACAGAACAATTTGAAACCGCAGTAGAAGAAATCAAAGAAGATTTGGCCGCTAAGGTTGATGACTATCTCAACTACATGGTTGAGGAGTGGATGAAAGAAAATGAACTTGCCATTGAAAAAGGCCTCCGTGCTGAAATCGTGGAAGACTTCATTACTGGTCTCAAAGGTTTGTTTGAAGAGCATTATATCGATATTCCTGCCGACAAGGTTGACGTTATTGGTGAATTGACCGACAAGGTTGATGAACTTGAATCTGCTCTTAATGAACAAATTAGCAAAGGTGTCGAGTTAACCAAAGAGTTAAACGAACAGAAAAAAATTGAAGCCATTTACACAGCGTGTGAAGGCTTACCCCAAACTCAAGTAGAAAAATTAAAATCACTCGCAGAGGGTGTGGAATTTACTACTGAGGAAGAATTTGCTTCTAAACTTACAACTTTGAAAGAATCATATTTCAAATCGGATGTTAAAGTTGCAGACAATTCTTCACTAGACGATGAAGTCCAAATTGAGGAAGAAAAGAAGTCAGTTGCTTCGGCCGACCCAATGATGGATCTTTATTCAAAAACCATTTCACAAACTTTGGTTAAGTAATTAACCTATAATACATAAAAAAAGGAACTATAAAATGTATTTAACAGAAGAACTACAAAAAAAGTGGCAACCGGTACTCGAGCATCCTGAGCTCGAATCGATTACCGATCCTTACAAGAAAGCTGTTACAGCCCTTGTTTTGGAGAATCAACAACAAGCTATGAATCAAGATCGTATGGCTTTGAATGAGACCGCCACTGGTGGTTCCACCCCTGCCAACATTACTGGATCTGCTATCAGCAATTTTGATCCAATCTTGATTTCATTAGTACGCCGTGCTTTGCCAAATCTAATCGCTTATGACGTTGCTGGCGTTCAGCCAATGACTGGTCCTACAGGTTTGATTTTTGCAATGCGTGCACGTTACGCAAGTCAAACTGGTACAGAAGCATTCTACAACGAAGCTAATACGGTATTCTCTGGTTCATTCTCCGGAAATAATCCTTATGGTTTCCAAGGAACCCGTGCAGCTGACCTTTCCACAAACTTCCAAGATCCTACTGGCAACGCAACCACATCCGGTATTGCAATGCCTACAGCTAACGCTGAGATTCTTGGTACAGATACAGACTACACCAAGCAATTCCAACAGATGGCCTTCTCTATTGAGAAAGTTACTGTAACGGCACAATCCCGTGCTCTGAAGGCTGAGTATTCTTTAGAACTCGCACAAGACTTGAAAGCAGTTCATGGTCTTGATGCTGAAACAGAATTGTCAAACATTCTGTCTACAGAAATCCTCTCTGAAATTAACCGTGAAGTTATCCGTACAATCTACACCTGTGCTGTTGCTGGTGCTCAGTATGGTACAACTACCGCTGGTTATTTCGACCTTGATACAGACTCTAACGGCCGTTGGTCAGTTGAGCGCTTTAAAGGTTTGATTTTCCAAATTGAGCGTGACGCTAACGTGATTGCCAAGCAAACTCGTAGAGGTAAAGGTAACGTATTGATCGTATCCTCAGACGTAGCATCTGCAATGGCTATGGCTGGTGTTCTTTCATACACTCCTGCTCTACAATCAGATTTGCAAGTAGACGACACAGGTAATACATTTGCTGGTCTGTTACATGGCCGTATCAAAGTATACATCGACCCATATTTTGGTGGTTACACAAGCAACCAAGAATTGGTAACGATTGGTTACAAAGGTTCGAGCCCATATGACGCTGGTTTGTTCTATTGCCCATACGTTCCTCTCCAAATGGTTCGTGCAGTAGACCAGTACACATTCCAACCAAAGATTGGATTCAAGACCCGTTACGGCATGGTTGCTAACCCATTCTCTAATGGTGCTTCTGGTGTATATCCAGATGATGGCAAGTTACAAGCCCGTAGAAACGTGTACTATCGTTTGTTCGGCGTTAAGAACTTGATGTAATCAAAAAGTCCTCGACAAGAAGGACATTTAGAGAGACCACTTCGGTGGTCTCTTTTTTTTGTTACATATATAATAGTAAGAAGTATTTTTTTGTTATTTTTAAAGGAAATTATTATGTTTACTGATCCGTACTATTATAAGTCTTATAGTGAATGGTTGGCTAGTCCAGATATTTTTGAAAGAGAAAGTTCTTCAGGATTTATTAAAATATTAAACTCTCTTGACCGTGACATTGTGGCAGCAGAAGTAGGTGTTGCTTTTGGTACCAATATGTTTCATATGATGGAGAAAGTGCCTAGGATTACCAAGTATTATGCTGTAGACCAATGGGACGAATACAAAGATTATGCTGATGATTGTCCATGGGGCCACATGGATGGCAAAATGATGCAAAGTGTTGGTGAAACTTTTTTGGACAAATTGAATAGTCCCGATAATAAAAATACCAATAAAGTGGTTTTAATTAAAAAACCTTCAGAAACGGGTCATCATTTTATTGAGAATGATTCTTTAGATTGGATCTTTATTGATGCAAATCATTCACACAAATCCGTTTATCAAGATTGTATGAACTATTGGCCTAAAGTAAAAAAAGGTGGTATTTTCTCAGGTCACGATTGGTTCACAGATGACCGTGGTGTAAACACCGTAAGAAACGGAATATACCAATTTTGTGATGAAATGGGTATCGATAAAAATTCAATTATTTCCATGAGAGATGATCCAGACCATCATAAAAATGAAGGTTGTTGGATGATTTGGAAATAAAATAGACCGCCTTAGGGCGGTTTTTTTATCACCTAAATAAACGTATGACAGCACTCACAAGAATCCCTCAGAATACAAATTATCTTCAAGCGTCAAAGTATATTCTTACATTTGACAGGATTGGATCGGTTCAATATTTCTGCCAATCAGTAAATCTACCTGGAGTTAATCTAGGACAGGCACCATTGTTTACTCCAATGTTGGACATATTTGCTCCTGGTAATAAGATA